GGGAGTTGGATGCGAATATGATGTCGGAGTGGATGAGTCTGTCAGTTTTATTGTTACCCTCGAAAACCTCAACTGGCGCAGGCAATGTATCAAAACGCAGTGCCAAAACGATTTAAGAAAGTTCCATCAGGAGTTCCCCACTACAGCACGGCAGGCATTTGTAACCACAGGCAGGAGTGTCTTTGATCAGGAGGTAATGAATGAGATGGTCATGGCTTCAGAGCGGAAGCAGCGGGAGGACCCATCGGAGGGATTTTATATACCAGTACAGGGTTTCAGGGAGGGTCGTGTCAAGGAGAAGTACATCATTGAGGCCATGGACGAGGGGGACCTCCAGCTTTGGGGGCGTCCGATAAAGGACAGGGAGTACCGTATAGGAGTAGACGTATCGGAGGGATTAGAGATTGGCCGTGAGACAGACTGGAGTGTAGCAGTTGTTTTAGATGCAGAGACCTATGAGGAGGTAGCCCTCCTAAGAACGAAGATCGACCCAGATCTACTGGCATGGCAGTTAACTAGCCTTGGCCGGTGGTACAATAACGCCCAGCTTTTTGTAGAGAGGAACAACCACGGGTTGGTTACTTTGAAGTTTCTCAGTGACGTTCATTTATATCCCAATGTTTACAGCGAGAAGATATTAGACGAGAGGTCGTCCAGAACGGCACGGAAGTTAGGGTTCCATACAACGGTAAAGAGTAAGCCGTTGATTATAGATTACCTGAAGGAGTTGATCAGGGAGCGTGAATTAAAGATTCATTCCCCCAAGGTATTAGATGAGCTCCAGACGTTTGTTAATATGCCAAACGGCAAGATGGCAGCACAGTATGGTAGCCATGATGACTGTGTTATGGCCTTAGCCATAGCCACTTTTGGGTGCAAGATGTTTCCTGCTACGAGGGCGTGGGAGGGAATGACTTCTCCATGGAGGGGAAAGCCAATCATAAAAAACTACAAACCACCAATGATATGAATTATTTTTTAGCGGAGATAGCAAAGAACAAGGGGATAACAATACGGGCTTGGAGTGAGGGTATAAATGTTTGTGAGAGTACAGCCCGCTGGCATTTAAAGGCAAAAAGGATTCCCGACCCAAAATGTTGGGGACGAATAGCTACATTTTTAGGGATCCCTATGCCAGAGATAGAGGCTCTTTTCAGGGAGCAGTTAGAGTTTCAGAATCGCATTGTGCACTGCAAGGTGTGTCAATCGGAGTTTTACCAGTTTAGCAGGAAACTATTATGCGGAGCACTCGACTGTTTACGGAGCTACGACAGGACTCGTAAGGCACAGCAGAGAGAAAAGTACCCTGCCTTACCAGCCAAGAAGCTTAGTGAGGCAGAGTTCCGTGAGTCTTTTTCAACGGCCAGCAAGAACGCACCCCAAATCACGAAGGGGGATCTTTTAGTCAAGGTGAGGGAGTATCTCGATTCAGGGGGTAAAATAACGTATTTGAGTCCGACTATTGCTGACGGCTTACTTACAGAGGAGCACAATACGGCCCAGCAACATATGCACCACTATAATGCAGAGGTAGGGGGTGCCATTTACAACGATATTTAAAAAATTATTATGGGAGATGTAGTAGAAGTAGACTTTGATAACAAGGAGTCTTTCCGCAGGGAGATGGACCTTATAATAGATGATTTTATAGGGTGCCTCAGAACCCATTACGGTGATGATGCAGGGGAGCTTATGGCCTCCGCCTTTTCCACATGTCTTGAGGAGATTGCAGTAAGGGTGACAAAACAGCTTGAACTTAGGCAAACGGAGGGAGAGCCTGATATATTATTTACGCCAGACAGCGACATTGACATATTATTTACTTCAGATTTTAAACCTATATAGGAATATATGGCAGAAGCAGGGGAACCAGTTGATAAGGTAGAGGAGGTATTAAACAAGGTCCAGAAGACAGACATTAATACTTTTGCAAAGATAATACAGGAAAAGTTTTCTGAGGCCCGTGATTACCGCAGGGATCATGAGGGGCACTGGCAGGAGGCATATGACGCATATCGAGCCAAGTATCCAAGTCAAATAAACAAGGCAAACGAGTTAGCAAACGAGAGAGGCATTTTTGTTAACCAGACACGGCGCAAGGTTAACAGTGCCAAGATAAAGATAGGGACCCTACTGTTTGAGGATGGCGAGGTGCCATTTTCAGTAACTCCATCAAAGAGACCAAGATTTTATCCTCCAGACATTGAGGTACCGCCCGACAGGCCAGACATCTTAAAGGATGCACTTTTGGCACGAGCCACCAATATGGAAGATAAAATCAGGGACATCCTTAAAAAGACAAATTACAATGAAGAAATCACACATTCAATTCACGAGATGTGTCTATATGGCACGGGATGCACTAAGGGTGTTAGTCTTACGAGGAAAAACTTTCCCGTCTACACTTCGGTCAGAACTTCGGATGAAATATTCGAGATTGAGTCTAAGCTTGAGGAAGAACTTATTCCTACGGTTAAGTATATTTCGATATGGAATGTTTTCCCTTCGCCTGAGGCAAGCAGTTCTGAAGATGCAGACTACGTTATTCAACGCAATTTTGTTAGTCCGATTCAATTACGTTCTATGGTTGGGGCTGGAGAAGGATACTTCATGGACGTGGTTAAGGAGATTATCAGTGGCGATGAAGGAAGGGTTCATGGTTATGATGAGAGCCAGCACCCCAAAAAGTTTGATGAAACGTCTGCGAGGCAGGTCAAAAACATAGAGGTCCTTGAGTTTTGGGGACGTCTGGACGGAAGCGATCTAGCCGACCATCTACCTTTAGAGGAAGAGGACATACCTTCGTCAATACCAGTTGTAGTCACAGTAATAGGGGACAAGGTAATTAAGATACAGGAGAATCCATTTGACGACACTTTGCCCTTCCATTTTTGTTATTGGCAGAAGAACCCAGAGTCGATATGGGCAGACGGCATTTACTATGCGATCCGTGACGTACAGGCAATACTGAACTTCAGTTATGCCATGATGATTGAGGGCAAGTCTTTATCAGCGGCCCCCATGACTGTGATAGATCCGAATTCCTTTGAACCAGGAACAGACACAGAACAAGTATATCCTGGCAAGCAGTTCCGTGTAAAACCTGGTGCAAGTGTCCGTGACGCATTTATGCCGGTACAGATACCGGATGTTACAAACGGGCTGCTCCAACTGATCCAACAGCTTGAACGTGAAGCAGACTTGGACAGTGGGCAGACTTCCATTGGATATGGAGATCAAAGTCCGGCTCAGACAAAGACTGCAACAGGCATGTCGATTTTAAACAGTAATGCCAACCGTCAGACAGCAGATGTTGTTCGTTCTGTGAGTAAGATGATAACAAACAACATGCAGGCCATTTATCGGTGGCTGATGGTTGATTCACAGGACATGCAAATTAAGGGAGACTACGAAACCATAAGTACTGGCTATGAGCAGTATATCGCCAAGGAAGTTCATAACACTCAGTTAATAAACTTCTTACAAACGATTGGTTCGCTTCCGCAACTGCAACAATACATTAAATACGAGGCGTTTAGTCGGCCACTGCTCAGGGCCTTTAACTTAGATCCAGAGCAGGTTATGAAGACTGAGGAGGAGGTTGCCCAAGAGATGACGCAACAGGCGGAATCCCAGAAGCAGACTTTAGCGGAGCAGGCCCAGCAGCAGGCACAGATGGCCCAGCAACAGATACAAGCACAGGCACAGGCTACAGCCCAGTCACAGATCCAGGTTCAGCAGACAAAGTCCATATTGGATGAGAAGCAGAAAGTATCTGATGATCAACGTGAAATGGAACGTGCAGAGAGACTTGAGCTTATTAAGGACGGGAACGTCTTACATCCAACGAACCTTGAGCGCCACAGCATATTGCTACGAGAGCAGATGGATCAGGGTGAAGCCCAGCAGATGCAACAGGAGGAACAGGCCATGCAACAGAAAAACACTGCTGCTCTGCAAGAACAACAACAGATGGAGCAAGCGCAGATGCAACAAGAGCAGGCGCAGATGCAACAACAACAAGGAGCTCCCCCACCTGAAGGGCAGGGGGGACCAATGGCTGGACCTCCGCCTGAAGGAATGGTAGAAGAAGGGGCAATGTAATGGTAGGACGTCCAGAATCCCGTGCGGATTTACTGGCAATGCTTCTGACACATCCAGGTTGGAGTGCAATAAAAGAAGAATTTGACAGGCGATGTACTGATGAAATGGACCGTATAGTTAACGGCACCCTCTACGATCAGGAATCTATTGCAAAGCACCACATCTCCATAGGGAGAGTGAGGGCGTGGAAGGAAGTATTAGAATTTCCAGAAAACGTCGAGAAATTTGGGCCTCCACGGTGAATAGCCAGGGGTCAACACCTAATACGATCCGATTAGCGGGACATTGTTAGCGGTGAGCTAAAAGAGACGGAGAAAATGGCTGAAGAAGACGTAAGCCCCCAACCGGAAGATGAGGTTGATACGGGTGACCAAGACGAGGACATCTGGGACAGTGCTCCAGAAGTAGAAGATGAGGACGACCCCAAGGAAGAAACTGAGGCGAAAGCTGAAGACGAAACTGAGGAGGAAGTTGAGGAGGAAGCCGAAGACTCTGAAGATGAGGAAGAGGAAGATCCCGCTCACGACTATGAACAGAGATATAAGTCCCTTGAAAAAGAGTTTCATAAAAGAAACGAAGCAAGTGCAAGAGACAGGGAAGATTTCAACGACCTTAGAATACGCTCGTTAGAGCAGGATAAGGAGCTTGATACCCTGAAGAAAGGCTACAAGGCGCCGGACACCCCTCCAGACCCAAGCGATGAAGGCTCGTTTTTTGACGAGGATGATCGCACAACGATGGAGGAATTTAGCGAAATTACTGGAGTAACCAAAAAGTTAGTTCAGCATGAAGTAGCCAAGGCATTAAGTAAGGTAGGCCCCAGCATGAACAAGGATTCAGAAAGGGTCGCCCAGCTTGAAAAAGCCTATCAGGACCAGAACTACCAACAGTTCCTGAGTAATCACGATAATTCGATGCTCAATTCAGTTGGAGATGACTATCGGGATATTGACAGAGATCCAGATTTTCAATCCTATGTTCTGAAGTCACCAGCACTTACTAAAATGATGACCGAATCCACGTCTCCTGATGATCATGCGTCAGTAATGAATTTATGGCTGGAAAACACAGATTCCGGCAAAGTGTGGCGCCCAGCAGAAGAGCCACCACCAAAGGCGCAGACAGAAGGATCAGCTAAAAAACAGAGTACGAGACGCAAGGCGGCCTCGAACCTGATGAGTAACTCCGCTCCAAGAATAGAAAAAAACACCGACAACATGTCGGATGAGGATCTTTGGGAGAGTCTCCCGAACCCTAAGGATGATTATTAGGCAATCCTTATTTTTAATAACTTTATTAGGAGTTGATTATGGCAGCTTATGGCGGAACGGGAAGCGTTACGCAGGCCACCAGTTACGGTGACCTCAGCAAAAACGATGCGTTCACTATACAGAAAAAGATGTTACCAATTGCAAAGCGATTGCTGACATTTGCGAAATTCGCACAAAAAGAAACTAAGCCTCAGAAACAAGGTTTAGAGATCAGACACCGTCGTTACGAAAGATTTCCAGTCGTGGATTCCCCGATTGCGGAAGGTGTAACACCGGACTTTACCTCGCTTGAGCACACCACGCTCATGCATACGCTGAAGCAATTCGGAAGTTATGTGAATACCACAGACGTCCTTTTGGCAGCCTCGCATGATCCGGTTCTCAACGTTATTTCAGAACGGCAGGCCACACAAGCTGGTGAGACAATTGACTTTCTCAGCTACAAGACCTTCCGTGCAGGAACTCAGGCAGCATATGCTGGTGGAACCAGTCGTGCTACTGTTGATGCTACAATTGGCCTAGCCGCACTAACTTCTGCTCAATCCTCTGCTCCTACGGGATCCGACGGATTGATACAGAAA